ACTTCTCTGATCTGAGTAAGAGTGAAGATGAGTTTGATAGCTTTGACTGTGTAAGTATGGAACATAAGATGTTTATTGAATTGAAATCTAGGAAGACACACTATGACGATCTGTTAATAGAGGAACATAAATACTCCTCTCTCATAATGGCGGCTGGTATCAGGTCCCTTACTCCCTGGTATATCAACTCCACACCTAACGGCATCTGGGGGTTTAATCTCTCCAAACTCCCAATGCCTAAATGGGAGGACAAGTGGCTACCTATTACTACTGAGTTCGCTAATAAGAAGAGCAGGTCTAAGCCTGTTGGTTATCTCAATATAAAGGATGGGGAAGAGTTTTGATCTGTAAAGTTTGTGATGTTTGGTATGATCCAGTAAGTGGTTGCGATCATAGGATCCTTAATATGAAAGGCTCTGACTATGATATATGAATATAGATGCAACACCTGTAATCTAGTCAAGTCTATTGAAAGGTCTATCTATGATGATGAGAATATTCCTCTCTGCTGTGGTGATCTCGCTGTGCGGGTTTATGCTTCTCCTCCTGTAAGTTTTAGAGGTAGTGGCTTCTACACCACCGATAAATAATTGTGCTACATTTGTAAAAATGTGCTACAATTCTGCTACAAGGCTGGATCCGATATCCAGTTGAGTGCTGGCAATAGCCCCTTCGGTTCCTATCCCGAAGGGGTTTTTGTCTTTAACAATTAAGAAAGCCCCGCAGAAAATGAACGAAACTGCGAGGCTTATTGTCCCTAGGAAGGAAGGGAACTTTATTATATATCAGTAGTAGTTATTTCTGAGGAAGAACTTGTATGCTTTGCAAGGAGAGCCGTAGCGAGTGTCAATGTATTTAAGACCTCGTAGGATTTGATATTCGCTTCGGTGATCTTTCTCTCTAAGGAGCTGAGCAATTCCGTAAGCGGAACTTCCTTGTCTATTTTTTGCATAGTTATCAAACCGACTTTCAAAGGTCCAAAGGGACTTAAGGCAGGTCCACTCTCTGCCTCGCCAGTCCCAACCAGCCGAAGCGTACTCTTGTGCGAGCTTTCTATTACGATCTTTCTCATCTTTTGTTGCCTTCCTATTCTCTATAACTCCATTTGGTATTTGTTTTACTATTGGTGTTGATAACTTACCTTCTGCGAAAACGACTAGACTTAGTGTTGCCAGCGATATCAAGCCATTTCTTACCCATATCTTCATCAGCACTCATCTCTTCCTCTAGGTAGGTACGATAAACATTTGGGTAATCTCTACTCAAACGAGCCAACGCCCTATCTCTAGCTCTACGATAGTTTCTCTGACGAACGGCTTGTGCCTTCGCCCCTTCTATTCTCTTTTCTATAACGCTCACTTACTCCACCTGTCTACACAATTAGCAATAGTAGCAAGGACAATAGGCGTAATCTCTATGAACTCCATAGTTAATTTAGCCTCCTCCTCTGTCGTTTCATACTGTCCCACCCAAACTTTACTGTCTGGAGGGCTATTACGATACCATTTAATAGCCTCTAGGACATCTTCTCCGCCCCATATAGCTATCCCTTGAGCATCTGATACCTCATAGAATACAACATCTCTCTTTTGCTCGTTAAATATCTCCAATATATTACCCATTTGCTTCCTCTCTTTCTCTCATATATATCTTATCCTCACACTCAGAGCAGGTATCTGCGACATACTTAAATCTATCAAACTCTTTATTACATACATCACAATTCACCCACCTTTCGTTGTCCTCATACCCTTGATAGGCGTAATCATCTCCAAATAGGTAGCTCGGATCGCTCATTACCAACTCCCGTCTTTGTGTGATACCCAACTACACCTATCACACTTGACCTTATTCTCTAGGGTTTGGCTATCACCACTCATTACACAGCCACATATCCAGCACTTACCATAACTCATACTCTCTCTCCCTCTCCTATTACTACCTTGTTAATTAGACAAGCTCGGCAGATAGCGTGGGTTAAATCGCTATACCATTTACTAACTACTTGATTACAATAGTCGCAAGTAATGGTATCGCCATCTCCCTCAGTGAACTCATACCCTTTCATCTCCACCGCTATCCTCCTCTCTCTCGCTCTCCTCTATTAGCTTTACCATATCGTTGATAGTCATCTCACTCATTTACTTAACTCCTCTCTCTCTTTCGCTAGTTGAACCAGCCTCTCGGCTGAGGTCTTTAACTCCTGTAAGTAATTAACGCAATCGCACTCACTTATTGGGACTAAGTGATCGCCACATATTGCTGGTGTATAGGCCATTACTTAACCTCCTCTATTACTACATCATCATAACCTCTATTGAACCACTCATTAGCTAAAGCAATAGCCTTACTCCTAGTTAATAGGTTAGAGTTCATCTCACTACCGCCTACCCATACTGTCCAAGTCATTTATTCATCTCCCAAGTTAGGTCATCAAGGTACCATTGAAAACTCATACCGCCGTATTCATCTTGGTTCCAATTTACTACCCAATCAGGTGTTTTATTTGGCACCTGCCAATAGATTTCATAGCCATTAAACTCGTCCCAAAATAGAGTGAGTTCATAACTATTGCCCTCATACTCAAAGCGTATATATCTTTTCCAAGCGGTGTCCTCGTGGCTTGAACCCTTAATCACTATCTCACTCTCTAAGTGTTGCTTCATCTTACTCACTTGCGCCTACCTCCTCAGCTATATAGCCCTCTCCTAATAGCCCTTCAAAGAAGTCCCATATTTTCATAAGTCCTTCTCTTATCTCAGGCTCTCCCGTATCTATCGCCATTAACTCAGCAAGCCTCAGCGTTGAGCCAAAGCCCTGTATATCCTCATAACTATATCCAAGCATTACTCTCTCCTATCTATCTATAAGCAAGCACCTTGCTCGCTCTCTCCTACTGTTAGTAGAATACTACACCACACTCCCCTAGACAAAGAGTGTAGCATAGTCCGCCACTAAATTATTTTACAATGCTTAGTAGTGTCGCAATCCCTCTCTACCCAATCACAGGCTACGCACTCCACCTTATAGCAGATAAAGTCCTCGTCCTGATGATTAGAGCAGTAAGTCCACTCCGCTACCGCTTTACAGTTGGAACACTCTGAGAGCGTATCAAAATTGCTCACACTCTCCCCCTCTCCTGTATATCTAAACACTCAACACAAAGCCACTCGCCCGCTTTATGTCCAGCATATAGATTAACTAGACCAAAGCTCCACCCGCACCCTTGACAGAGTGCGATCTGCTCCCTCTCTCTCACACTCATTTACTCGCCCCTTCCAATAGGTATCTATAAGTAGCACAAGCACAATTATCTTGTAAGTAATCTTGTGCCGTATCGTAAGCGTTGCCAGTTAATAGGACACCAGCCTTAGCCATAACCTCCTCTAACTCCTGTAATTCACAAGGTATAGTCATTTAGTCCTCCTTGCTATCGCCCGCGTTAGTATGTAAGCAGATACGATTACCAGTTATCGCACAAGTTGAGCATACGATACTCATAGCCCGCACCCCACGCCCCAACAGTAGCCCTCTCCTGTAAACCATAGACGGGAGCTGATTAGGTAAAGCCCTGCCAGTAGTGAGAGCCAAAATACCGCCCTCACTATCGCCCGCACTCTGTAATAGTTAGTTGAACGCATTACTCCGCCCCCTCTAATGCTTCCTCTACTTCCGCTACTGCTTCATTGAATAGATCGGAATAGTAAAGGTATAAATCAAGGGTCATTAAATTGATAATACTTATCTCCTGCCCTGTACCTAACTCCGCGCTTCCTCTATCGGTGTAATCGTTAGGCATTAGAGTCCACTCCTCTATTATGCGGTTATTGTAGACGGGTAGCCAACTGTCTATGAACTCCCCGCTTCTATCTTTAATGGTATCCAAGTCCTCGCCCCGAGATAATTCAGCGCGTATCTCCTCTACCATTCTCTCTACTGTATTCACTTTCTTTCTCCTATCGTCTAGTTAATACCCTTAAATTTTAAGGATATCCCACCCCCTACTCTACCCTATTTTAAGGGCAGAATAAGGGATAGGACACCATTAACTTATGAGCTTATTTTAAGCGGTTATCCCCTCAATTATTACCGCTTCATTATCCATTTTCTCACAATGCGCCCGCGCCTTGTCTGCCGTCTTAAAGGTTAAGCGGTAGTCTATCTCCCTTGCGAAAGTGTATCGCCCCGCTATCCACTTCCCGCCCTCTATCTCCCATATATAGTAATACTTGTGCGCTCTCTCTCCGCCTATTGTGCGCTGAAATATCGCCCCTTCATTATTCCAATTCATTAAAACGCCCCCTCTAACTCTCTTAGTTGCTCTAACACTTGATTAGGTGAGCCGTAAGCGGTAAGGCTCACTCCCACCCGCTCATAACTCTTAATTATGCGCTTTACTTGAGCCTCACTTAATTGAGCCTCAGCCCATACCTTGCCACTCTCATCAGCCAATAAAGTGGTGGTTTTGAATTGCTTAGCCATTACTTTCCCCTATCTCTCACTCTCTAATCTAGTTTAGGAGAGTGCCACCGCCCACCCGTAAGGGTGAGCGATAGCCCGCCACTAAGCTTTAATTGTGAATAGCGTTTAGAATATCGTCAAGCTTTTCAATAAAAAGCTCTACGCTATTCATATTTAAACCGCTTGAATAATCACCTTCTTTTTTCAAAAAGAAAGTATCTACGGCATAATAGTTTTTCAATATAAAGCGGGTTAAATCTTTTTCTCTCTTATCGCTTGAAAAGCTGTGAGAAAGAGCAACTATTTTAACTATCGCATTTATTAAGTCATTTTCGTTTTTCATTAGCTTTATTCCTATCGTCTAGTAGTGGGCGGGTTTGCTCACTAGGATTAAAATACTACGGGTATCTACCCTATTACAATCTATTCCATATAGTGAGATAGCTGGTGTCTGAGAGTTAGCTGAGAGATTTACCAGCTAGAGATTTTAGGGGATAAATCGGACATATTGGTTAGCTGACTATTAGAGCTGGCAATAGCTGGTGATAGCTGGTGATAGCTGGTAAGGATTAAAGCTGGCAGATTAAAACAGTTTATTAAATTAGAGAGGGTCAATAGGTAGCCGTAGGGGTAGGCAATTGTTTAATTTATTCTGCCGATTAGTTAGCACTCCCCCGCAATTTTACCCATACAGTACCAAATCGGTTTATATAGTACGCATAGGGCAACCCAGACAAATCGGACACCGCCAAAAAACCGACCCCCCGTTGTTAAGTTTTGTAGGTGTGTATGGTGTGTACCCTTTATAAAAATATTTGCTAAAGTTAAGCTACAGATCCCTGTCCATAATGTCCGATATAATATACTTTGTTTGTGATGTCTACCACATTTATAAAGATTTTTTGTGTAAAAACGGGAAATCACCTATTTTTCTCGGCTTATATATAGTAGGGGAGTAAAACGGGGTGTGATGAGTTTTACGACCACATCGCTACGGCAAAGCCTACGCGATGCCCCCTAAGGGCGAGCGAGGCTTTACCCCTCACTTCGCTGTAGCTCGTTCGGGAGCGTAACGATCTAGTGAAGCGAACCGAACAGCACACACACACTTCGCGGCAGGTGTAATAGATTGATCGCTCCACTATCAATTTTCCTCCCCACTATGTAAAGTTATCTCGTGGAGTTATCCACAGGTACATCCACAGGAGGATTAATGGCTGAGAACTCAGCAGACATCGCAAAGAGAATTATTCTCAATTGCGTAGCAGAAGCATTTACAATTGAGCAGGCTTGTGCCTCCGCAGGTAAATCTATGAAGACCTACGAGTACTATCGTAGAACTGATAAAGTCTTCGCAGACAAGATAGACAGAACTAGGCTAGGTCTTAAGGACAAGCAGTTCGCATCAGGTGATGCTCACGATCTATCCTTTGCAGATTTCAGGCAACGCTTCCTCCATAATCAAACCTTTCCCCACCAACAAAATTTAGTAGATGTTATAGAAGGACAAAAACCTTCTTGGTTACATCCCTCTATGAAGTACGAAAAGGGTATAGCTAATAATCGTATCCTTATTAACATCCCACCAAACCACGCCAAGTCAATCACCATCACAGTTGATTATGTAACCTGGCAAGTTTGTCGTAACCCTAACTTTAGAATCCTAATAGTCTCCCAAACCCAGCGCTTAGCAGCAGACTTTCTCTACGCTATTAAGCAACGTTTAACACATCCTATGTATGAAGAATTACAGACTGCCTACGCTGCTGGGGTTGGGTTCAAATCTAAGTCAGCCTCCTGGCAGGCAACTCGTGTTACCTTCGGTGATGAGTTGCGTGAATCCAGCGAAAAGGATCCCAACATAGAAGCAGTTGGTATCGGTGGTCAAATCTACGGTAAACGTGCAGATATGATTATTGTTGACGATGCTGTGACCCTATCAAATGCTAATGACTTTGAACGACAGATCAAATGGCTTACCCAAGATGTTAGATCTCGTCTTAACCCAACAGGTAAACTTATTATCATTGGAACTCGCGTAGCTTCCGTTGACCTATATAAAGAACTACGCAATCCAGATAGATACCCTGGTGGATTAGTTCCTTGGACCTACTTGGCTATGCCAGCACTTTTAGCCGCAGATGAATCCCCTGATAAGTGGGAGACTCTATGGCCTGCCTCAGATCAACCCTTTGATGGACAAGCAGAATCGGATAAGAACGAAGATGGCTTATACCCAAGATGGAACGGGCGCAATCTTTTCAATGAACGACAAAGTATGGATGCTTCAACTT